ACACCCGCGTGTCGCGCATCTCTTATAATACTATTCCGCACAAATATTTTACGTTTCCCCAAAAACGGGGCCACACCACCACATTTAGTCACGGGTATCAGAGCTACAAAACAGGTAAAAAACCTCTTGGCGGGGGGTGAGACACCCCGTATTTGGAAGTTCTCAATAAAGGAGAGACAGACATGAATACTAATTTTCGTGAGACGGTAAAGGTAAATACGGCGCTTACCACAGAGCGTGGTGAACCACTAATAACCGTCCAATTCGACTTCGACCCCGAGTTCAAAGGTAACTCTTACGAGTTCCAACACACATACATGGAGCGAATCTATGGAGCTATGGGCGAACTTCTAAGAGAGTTGCAAGCCGCGGCTATCTGGGAAGAAGGTAGCGAAGAAAGTAAAATACACTGACCCCCCTACCTAGCTTTTTTGATGCCCGTGACTACCCCACCCCCTCGTATATAGAAATCGGCAGAGTACAGCTGGATTGAAATACCTCGAAAAATTTTGTACACTGCATCAAACGAGGGCGAGACATGACAGTACATATCGAACCGGAGCGCGGAGTACCGACCCGCAAAGCCCCGGAGATGAAAGACCTTGCAACTAAGACATCAGCCGCTGCAAAAACGGTAGAATACTTGCATGCCAACGGGTTAGAGGTCGAAGCTAACAACGAAGACAAGGATATCGCCGCTGCTCTGGCGGTATCCTACGCCGAAAACCCCCACAAAACGTCCAAGGCTGCAACGCCGAAACGGGTGGCCCAGCTGACTCCGGCAACCCTGCTGCTGACGGATAGAATCCTGAAGGACTTCGGGCACTCTGTGGTAAAAAGTGCAGCGCAAGTACGTCATATGGTGACAAATAAGCTCATCGAAGAGACAGAAAACCCTGATCCACGCATACGCATACGGGCGTTGGAGCTGCTGGGTAAGATATCAGACGTTGGGTTGTTCGCGGAGAAGTCCGAGGTGACAATAACGCACCAGACATCGGATGACTTAAAGGACAAATTGCGCGAAAAGCTCGCTCGGTTGGTAAATCCAGAGTCAGAAATTGAGGATGCCATCACAATAGACGGCGATATTATTGACGTGGATAAGGAGTTGGGACTCGATGTCGATTAATCTGTCCTCACTTGCGAAGGATATGGACTTCTCGCAGGAGGACATACAGCACATACTGGACAATTTGGACTCGTTTAGCCCTGAAGAGTTGTCCGAGATCGACTCAATCGTAGGGGAATTGTCCGCGCGGGAGACAAATAAAGCCGCATACGACGATCTAATTGAGTTCTGCAAGCGGATGCAGCCCGATTACAAGGTTGGGCGACACCACAGAATCCTCGCAAACATGCTCATGGACGTCGAGCGTGGCCCCACAGCCGAGGATGGCAAGGATAGGGTGTGCGTGAACATCCCACCCCGGCACGGTAAGTCTCAACTCGTGTCAATATTCTACCCAGCTTGGTTTTTAGGGCGGAATCCAGATAAAAAAGTGATGATGGTCTCGCACACAACCGATTTAGCGGTAGACTTTGGGCGTAAAGTTCGTAATCTTATCGCCTTAGATGAGTATAAAACGATATTTCCCGAGGTTTCTCTCGCGGTGGACAGTAAGTCAGCGGGGAGATGGAACACCAACTTTGGTGGTGAGTACTTCGCGTGTGGTATCGGTTCTGCCTTGGCTGGGCGCGGTGCTGATCTGCTGCTTGTGGATGACCCACACTCTGAACAAGACGTCATCAACGGAAACTTTTCTGTCTTCGAAAAGGCCTACGAGTGGTTCACCTTCGGTGCTCGAACTCGACTAATGCCCGGCGGACGCGTGGCTATCGTGCAAACTAGATGGCATATGGACGATCTTACAGGCCGTGTGACAAACGACATGGTCAAGAACGAGATGGCTGACCAGTACGAAATCGTTGAATTTCCAGCGATTTTAGACTCTGAGGACGAAAGCGGTAAGCCGATACAGAAACCTCTATGGCCTGAGTTCTTTGATCTGGCGGCGTTAGAACGGACCAAAGCCTCGATGCCTGCGTTTCAGTGGAACTCGCAGTATCAGCAGCAGCCAACTTCCGAAGAAGCCTCAATCGTGAAGCGTGAGTGGTGGAACATCTGGGAGAGCGACCGGATGCCAAGTGTTGAGTATGTAATCATGTCCCTCGATGCCGCGGCAGAGAAGCATAACCGCGCCGATTACACCGCACTTACAACGTGGGGTGTTTTCTTGCACGAAGAGACGAGTTCGCACAACATTATTTTGCTTGACAGCATAAAAGAGCGGTTGGAGTTCCCTGAGCTGAAAGAGCTGGCTATGGACCAGTATAATCACTGGGAACCTGACGCGTTTATCGTTGAAAAGAAGAGTTCAGGTGTGGCGCTTTACCAAGAAATGCGGCGTATGGGCCTGCCTGTGACCGAATACACCCCCCACAGGGGAACCGGTGACAAGCTCGCGCGGCTAAACTCCGTGTCCGACATCATATCCTCGGGTATGGTTTGGGTACCGGCGACCCGCTGGGCAGACGAGCTGGTCGAGGAAGTGGCTGGGTTTCCATTCATGTCGAACGATGACTTGGTAGACAGTACAGTTATGGCACTGCTCCGGTTCCGTCAGGGTGGTTTTATCCGTTTGCCCACGGATATGGAGGACGACGACTCGTATTTACATCGTAGAGCGGCGTATTATTGACAGGAGTGACATACATGTACAGGTGTAGTATGACTGTTTACAGGACGTTGGTAGCGTCCGTGGGGGCACTTCGCATCGGCACTCCCTCGTTCGTCGTGCCCTCACTCTATGATGGGTTTCTATTTTGGCATTATATCTGCTATAGTGTCGTCAAACGCGCAGAGTGAGGCATATTATGGCAGTTGAAAAGTCTATGGAACCCAGCGACATTCTCCTTGAAGGGGATGACATGGCCCCTGATCTCGCCATTATAGTTGAAGAACCCGAGGCGATCGAAGTTGTTATGGACGATGGGTCCGTTGTCGTTGAATTTGGTGACAATGCCGAAACGAACGAAGAGGTTTCCCATGACTCTAATCTTGCCGAATATATAGATGACGCCGAGCTAGAGAGTGTAGCGAACGAGCTGATCGACCATTTTGCCTCTGACCGTGACTCTCGTGGTGAATGGGCCAACGCCTACATCAAGGGTATGGACTTACTCGGTATGAAGGTTGAGGAGCGCACTGAGCCGTGGAACGGTGCTTCCGGGGTGTACCACCCTATGATGACCGAAGCAGTGGTTAAATTCCAAGCGCAGGCGATGGGAGAGCTACTCCCTGCGTCAGGGCCGGTACGCAGTAAGATCGTTGGCAAACTAACGACTGAGAAGTTCGAGCAGGCGCAGCGCGTAGAAACTGAACTTAACTACCTCATCACTGAGAAAATGCCAGATTATCGTGACGAGATGGAGCAGATGCTCTTTAAACTGCCGATGGCAGGCTCTGCGTTCAAGAAAATATACTTTGACCCTATTTCAGAGCGCCCTGTGTCCCAGTTTGTGCCCGCAGAAGACTTAGTCGTGTCCTATGGGGCGTCGAACCTGCGCACTTCACCAAGATTTACACATGTTATGAAGAAGACACCTGAAGAAGTACTAAAACTTCAGGTAAATGGGTTTTATCGTGATGTTGAACTCCCTGAAGCGACTAGAGATGTCACCGACATCGAGGAAAAGTACAACGAGTTAGAAGGTTCTGAGCCTACTTTCTCCGACGACCCACGGCACACCATTTTAGAGATGCACGTAGACTTGAATTTGCCTGAGCCTTTTGATGATGTGGATGGCGTTGCTCTCCCATACGTGGTGACAATCGACAAGTCCTCTAGCATCGTTTTGGCTATCCGTCGTAATTGGTATGAAGACGACCGTAAGCGCGAGAAGCGTATGCACGTCGTACATTATCCCTATTTGCCCGGTATGGGCTTCTACGGCACAGGGCTTATACATACGCTCGGTGGCCTTACTAAGTCCGCCACCTCCATCATGCGCCAACTTATTGACGCTGGTACGTTGTCTAATCTCCCAGCGGGCTTCAAAGCCCGAGGCATGCGTATCACCGGAGATACCACGCCCATTATGCCCGGCGAGTTTCGGGATGTGGACGTTCCAGCAGGTACTATTAAGGACGCGATTGTTCCGCTGCCTTACAAAGAACCATCGAGCGTACTCTACAGCCTGCTAGGGAACGTCGTAGACGAGGGAAGACGTATAGGAGCAGTAGGTGACATCCAAGTGGGTGACATCAACGCTCAGGCTCCTGTAGGGACGACTCTGGCGCTTATGGAGCGGTCTATGCAGGTGATGTCGGGCATCCAAGCCCGCCTACACGCAGCAATGAAGCAAGAGCTTCGCATCTTGGCACGGATTGTGCACGATTATATGCCCGCTGAGTACGCCTACGAGATGGATGAACCTGCAGATCGCATCTCTGATTTTGACGGTCGTGTGGATGTTATTCCGGTGTCTGATCCTAACGCAGCTACAATGGCCCAGCGTATTATGCAGTATCAAGCTGCACTACAGTTGGCTCAACAAGCTCCGCAAATGTATGACATGGGTAAGTTACACCGTCAGATGCTTGAGGTTCTGGGTATTAAAGATGCTGAAGACATCATCAAACTGCCCGAAGATATTAAACCTGCTGACCCAGTGACTGAGAATATGGCCATTCTCAAGCAAGAGCCAGTCAAAGCCTTCGCTTATCAGGACCACGAGGCACATATTCAGACGCACATGATGGCGATGCAAGACCCTAAGATCATGCAGATTGTGGGGCAATCACCGTTCGCCAGCGCCATCCAATCCGCGATGATGTCCCACATCACAGAGCATGTCGCACTGCAGTATCGCGTAGAGATACAGAAACAGCTCGGCGTGGAACTTCCAGACCCAGAAGCGCCGTTGCCAGAAGATATTGAACTTCAGGTGTCCCGCTTAGCCGCACAGGCCGCAGACAAGTTGTTCCAGAAGGGCCAATCCGAAGCCGCCGCAGAAAAGGCCGCTGCGCAACAGGCTGATCCACTCACTCAAATTCAACAGCGTGAGCTGATGATTAAAGAGACTGAGTTGAAGCATAAAATTGAGATGGATAAGCTAAAGGTCAACATTGACTCTATGTCCAAGAAAGAGAACGCTAGATTACAGCAGGAGCGTATTACCTCCGAGGAAGAAAAAGAGGCGGCGCGTATTGCAATCAAGGTTGCAGAGCTTGAAACAGACCAGAAAGAGTCAGCAGTTCGTTTGGCTATGGAAGTCGCAGAGAGAGTAGACTTAGATGGCTGATAGTATCTTCCATACAATGCTAACACGGCTTGACGAAAGCCGCACTGCAATAGCGGAACACCTCGCCGAAGGCGGCGCAAAGGACCAAGAAACTTACTGGAGGCTCGTTGGGAAGTACGAAGCTCTTACTATTATACGTGGCGACGTTAAAGACATCGAACAAAGATATGTTGATGCTTAGTGAACATACGTGTAGATATACGACATAACGTGGACTAATCCACGCAAAGGGCGCTGTGAGCCTTTAATCACTGCAGGAGACTAAAATGTACGCTACCGACAAAGTCGATGACGATCAGTTACTGGCAAAGCTGCCAGAGCCTAAAGGCTACAAAATCCTCATCGCTATACCAGAACTTGAAGGGAAGACAGAGGGCGGCGTGTATATGCCGGACTCACTGACTAAGATGGAAGAGACTGCTACCATTATTGGTTATGTCATAAGTGTAGGCTCTGAAGCCTATACTGACAAAGAGCGATTCCCTAATGGGCCTTGGTGCGAGGAAGGTGATTTCATCATCTTTCGATCGTATTCAGGAACGCGTTTTAAATTACATAACAAAGAGTTCCGCATTATCAACGATGATACTGTCGAAGCTGTAGTTGAAGACCCACGGGGGTATAGCAGAGTATGAGTGAAGAATTGGAAAAAGTCGTCGCGGAAGACGTAGTCGAAGATGCCGTTGAGATTGATATGTCCGATGGTGAGATTGAAGTAGAGATCGAAGACGATACTCCTGAACAAGATAAAGGTCGCCCACGCCGCGCTACGGATGTTGAAGCCGATATACCCGAAGACGAGGAACTAGAAAAACACAGTGAATCGGTACAAAAACGTATCAAAAAACTGAAGTTTGAATTCCACGAAGAACGTCGTCGTAAGGAAGAAGCCGAACGCGAACGCGAAGTCGCTGTTAGCTACGCTGAATCTCAGAAGAAAGAGGCCGAACGACTTCGTAAAAACCTTTCTGAGGGTGAGGGTGTTCTGGTTAACGAAGCTAAGGCACGAGTAGCCTCAGAACTTAACAGCGCAAAACGGGCTTATAAAGAGGCCTACGAAGCTGGTGATCCCGATGCGGTTCTTGAAGCGCAGATGCAACTGTCTAAACTGCAGTTAGAGGCGGACCGTGTTGAGCATTGGAAACCTGCTAGGCAAGCGGTACAGGACCAATCTGCCCCAGCACGCCCACCGGCACCGCGTGTACCTAAACCCGATGCTAAAGCCCAACAATGGGTTGCTGAGAACGATTGGTTCCAGAAGGATACGGGCATGACACGGTATGCTATGCTCGTACATGAAGAACTATTAGAGTCTGGCGTTGATTCTACGTCGGATGTGTACTATGATAAGATAAACGAGGCTGTAAGGTCTCGCTATCCAGATCGCTTTGCGGACGTGGAACCCGAGGTTCGACAACCACAACGTAAGGCTGGCTCCGTGGTGGCCCCGGGGGGTAGAAATACCGCCGCACCACGCAACAAAGTTGTCATCTCCTCATCGGAGGCCGCAATCGCCAAGCGCCTCGGATTATCCGTCAAGGAATATGCGGCGCAAAAGCTAAAGGATATGCAAAATGGCTGATCGTAAACCACGAACAACTGAAACCCGTGAAGTGGGTGAACGTCGCAAACCTTGGAAGCGTTCGTCAATGCTGCCTACCCCCGAACCGCGTGACGGACTCGATTTCCGTTGGATTCGCACATCTACTTTGGGTAATGCAGATATGACAAACGTGTCTGGACGGTTTCGTGATGGCTATGTGCCTGTAAAGGCAGAGGACTATCCTGAGCTACACATCATGTCAGATATTGATTCCCGCTTTAAGGACAATATCGAAGTTGGTGGGTTATTGCTTTGCGCTATCCCGACCGAGCTACGAGACGATCGCATCCATGGTCAACTTGAGTCTGCACAAAATCAGGCTGAAGCTGTCGATAGAAACTACATGCGTGAGTCTGACCCGCGGATGCCTATGCTCCGATCCGAGCGTAATTCGCGGTAATCATCTGGTAAGGGGCGGCTGCTCTTTACTGTTATAGTAAATGAATCTGGAGGAAGAGCATTATGGCTACTACAGCTGCTCCCTACGGCCTAAAGCCGGTAAAACGTGCCGACGGTATGGCCTACGCTGGGGCTACATCCCAGTACCTGATCGACCCTGCTGGAGAAGGCACAAACCTTTTCTACGGTCAAGTCGTTCATATTGGTGCCGATGGTTACATCGCACTATCAACCGCAACAGGTGCCGACGGCACAACTAACGCATTACCAACAGGTACAACCTTAACCGGTTCTCTTGGTGTGTTTGTGGGTTGTGAGTACGTAAATGACCAAGGTCAACCTACGTTCGCACAATATTACCCTTCTGGCACTTCTAATGGTGGCGCTATAAGAGCGTATGTTGTGGACGATCCAAACGTACTATTCCAAGTACAAGCAGACGGCGCTATGGACCAGTCTGATATAGGTGCGAACACTTTCTTCGCAGCTGCTCAGTCTACATCTACTGGCAACACTGCTACTGGTAACTCCACAAGTGCCGTCGATGCGACAACTGTGACTACTACCGCCGCCTTCCGCATCGTGGGTGCCGCATCTCCAATCGGTGATGCTTTCCCTGATCTTTTGGTTAAACTTAACCCCGGCTACAGCAGCATGACTAACGCTGTTGGCCTGTAAGGAGGGATAAAACATGGCTATCTCACGCGCACAGGCGCTTAAAGAACTACTTCCCGGCCTCAACGCCCTTTTTGGTCTTGAATACGGCAAGTACGATAACGAGCACGAAGACATCTATGAGACAGAGACTTCAGAACGTAGTTTTGAAGAGGAAGTCAAACTGTCTGGTTTCGGTGCAGCACCAACAAAAGCTGAAGGTTCTTCTATTGCATATGACAATGCACAAGAAGCGTTTACAGCACGCTACACCCACGAGACAATCGCTATGGGTTTCGCCATCACTGAAGAAGCGATGGAAGATAACCTGTACGATTCGTTGTCCTCACGTTACACCAAAGCCTTGGCTCGCGCCATGGCCTACACCAAGCAAGTTAAAGCTGCTTCATTGCTCAACACGGGCTTTGACACTTTCCAGTCTGGTGACGGTGTAACACTGTTCAGCACCGCACACCCCACAGTTGGTGGTGGTACAAACTCTAACCGTCCAGCGGTTAGCGCTGACCTTAACGAGACTTCTCTCGAGCAGGCGATTATCGACATCGCAGCATACGTAGACGAACGTGGCCTTTTGATCGCAGCTCGCGCCCAGAAGCTCGTCATCCCGTCTGCCCTGCAGTTCGTAGCAACTCGTTTACTACAAACAGACCTTCGTGTAGGTACAGCGGACAACGACATCAACGCGATCAGCACAAACGGCGCTGTTCCCGGTGGTTACGGTGTCAATCACTACCTAACCGATGCTGACGCTTGGTTCCTGACCACAGACATCCCGAACGGTATGAAGCATTTCGTACGTTCTGCGATGGCTACTGGCATGGACGGCGACTTCGACACTGGCAACGTGCGCTACAAAGCGCGTGAGCGTTACAGCTTCGGCGTTTCCGACCCACTGGGTATCTACGGTTCACAAGGCGCGTAAGCCCTTAGAACTCAAACCAACTTCGGTTTGGAAGGCTCCGCTTCGGCGGGGCTTTCTTTTTGTGAGTACATGTTGTATGCTTGGCCAACGGGTACAACATTAGCTTTGTAGACAGGTATCTACCCGCCTGACGTTGCATAGACTACAGAGCGAATCCTTATGCAAAGGGTACTAAAATGGCTTCTACTACATTTTCAGGTCCAGTGACATCAACCGCTGGTTTTATCGGTGACATAATTGTGCCAACATACACAGTTGCAAATGCACCTTCCGCTGCTACAGCGGGCGCAGGCACTCTCGTATACGTTTCAAACGGGGCCGCAGGCGCTGCTATTCTAGCTTTCTCTGACGGAACAAACTGGAAGCGTTCCGACACAGGCGCTACAATCGCAGCAGCATAAGGGGCAAATTATGAGTAGGTTTACACCCCCCTCTGAAGAAGAACTAGCGGCACGGGGCATTGGCTCTACCAAGGTTCGCGCTCGAAACACGGACGGCACTCTCAAAGCTGACGACCCTTCCACACCTGATGTAAATGAGGCTTGGGAAGCGAAACCTGTCAAAAGCAAGCGTGTACGTCCCTCAAAGAAAAAGGGCTAGATTATGGCTGGGCAGGAAGTACGAGCTTATAACTTTGCGGCAAGCGATAGCGCCGCACTTGTAGGCCCATCGCGCGGCAGGCTGCAAGGTGTTCTAGTAAACGCCGCATCCGCCGCTGCTTTCACTATTCGCAGTGGGTCAGCTACTGGTCCTATTATACTACAGCTAACTCTACCTACTGGTTGGAATGACGTATTCCTTCCAAACGACGGTATTTTAGCTGACGACGGTTGTTACGTTTCCGCCTTTACAGGCTCAGGGAACGTAATGACCCTACTCATAGAGTAGCCTATGGCCGTTAAGAAGAAAGGTACAATGAAAGGCCACACCATCAAAGGTGGTCATAAGCGCCCCACTAAGTCCGGTGCGGGTATGACCAAAAAAGGTGTGGCTAAGTACCGTAAGGACAATCCGGGGTCCAAACTAAAAACAGCTGTTACAGGCACCGTGAAGAAGGGTAGCGCAGCCGCCAAGAGGCGTAAGTCCTACTGCGCGCGTTCTGCTGGACAGATGAAGCAGTTTCCTAAAGCTGCTAAAGACCCCAACAGCCGTTTACGGCAAGCCAGAAAAAGGTGGAAATGTTGACATGATGGGGCGTAGTTCTATGGGGAGACAACTTACAGGTAATCGCGTTAAAAAAGCGATATCCCGTAAACCTGTAGCGGCTATGGCCAAGGGCGGCAAGGCCAAGAGCCGTGTGAATGAGGCTGGCAATTATACCAAGCCCACAATGCGCAAGTCATTATTCAACAGTATCAAGGCTGGAGGCAAGGGCGGTAAACCCGGGCAGTGGTCTGCCCGTAAAGCCCAAATGCTCGCAAAACAGTATAAAGCCAAGGGTGGGGGTTATAGGAAATGAAGGGTGTAAAGCACTTTAAAAAAGATGGCACTCTTTATACAGGGGGCATGCACAAGATGCCCAACGGTGAGTTGCACTCAGGTAAGACTCACGGCAAGACGAGCACGAAGCTCCTGCACTATAAGGACTTAGGTAAAGCAGCAAAGGCTAGAGCAGATGGCGTTAAAACCAAGCCAAAAAAGTCTTAAATCTTGGACCAAGCAGAAGTGGCGGACCAAGTCTGGTAAGCCATCTACGCAAGGGAAAAAGGCCACAGGGGAGCGGTATCTCCCTGAGAAGGCTATCAAGGCTTTGACGCCTGCGGAATACGCCGCTACTACAAAGAAGAAGCGCGAGGCCACTAAAAAGGGCAAGCAGGTTGCCGAGCAGCCTAAGAAGATCGCCAAGAAGACGGCGAAATACAGGAAGGCTAAGTGATGGCAGTAGTTGTACCAGTATTAAACGAGTTGTTCGAAGAAGCGTACGAACGTGCGGGTATCGAAATGCGTACCGGGTATGATATTAAGTCGGCCCGCCGTAGTCTCAACATTATGACGTTAGAGTGGCAGAACCGTGGGCTGAACTTGTTCACTATCGAAGCGGGTACAATACCGTTGACTGCTGGTACGGCGACGTACACTATGCCCGCCGACACGATTGATCTAATAGAGCACCAGCTACGTACAGGTACAGGCGTGTCACAGTTAGATGCGTACATAGACCGTATGAGTGTTTCCACTTACTCGCAACAAGGCAACAAAAATAGCGCAGGTCGGCCCTCTCAAATATACGTGCAACGTAACGCTACGGATGTTCAGGTAACACTTTGGCCTGTACCAGACAGCGCGCAAACTTATACTTTGGCGTTTTACCGTCTTAAAGGTATAGATAGCGTAGCCAGCGATAGCGGCATTAACGCTGCCTCTACTTCTGTACCTCCACGTTTTGTACCCGCACTTGTAGCCGGTTTGGCGTACTACATTGCGATGAAGAGACCTGAAGTAGCGGACCGTGTTGCACCTCTAAAGCAAGAGTACGAGGCCCAGTTTCTTTTAGCGGCGAATGAAGACCAAGATCGTTCCGCTCTTCAGATAGTTCCGTTCCGAGGAGCTATCTAATGCCTGCTTACGCCAGTGGCAAACACGCATACGGTATATGTGACCGGACCGGGTTTCGCTATAAACTGGAAGACCTAGTGTTTGAAGTTCAGCACGGCGTAAGGACTGGCCTACGTGTGGGTAAAGATGTTCTCGATCCTGACCAACCTCAGAACTTCTTGGGCAACGTAAATACATCTGACCCGCAATCTTTGCTGAACCCTCGTCCAGATGTGGACCCGGGTAGAGGCTTATTTGGCTGGAACCCTGTTTGGAACCCAGCGCAATATATGGTAAGCTCTGTAGGAAGCGTTACCGTTGCAACAACTGATGGAGATTAAGATGCTAGCCCCTAGAAAATCCTTGCGCCCTAAAGCCCGTAAAAAATCTATCTATGGAGTCGGGGAGAAGAGTACCCAAAGCCCTGATGGTATGACTATAGCCGAGCGCGAGGCCGCGGCTCGCAACGAAGCCCGACGCAAAGACGCCCTTGAAGGGCGGGCTGCTCGCCGCGCTGGTAGAAAGATTGGTTCGGATGCTAGTGCCGCGTCTTCTTCTCGCATGAAAAAAGAAGAGCAAGAGTCGCAGGACATCTTTAACATGTTAATGGACGGGGCCGCAGAAATGGATAAAAAGGCTTACGGCGGCAAGATGAAGAAAGCCAAGAAGATGGCTTCCGGTGGCAAGATGAAGAAAGTCAAGAAGATGAACATGGGCGGCAAGTGCCGTGGTATGGGGTCCGCTACACGCGGCGGCAATTATAAAATGGGGTAAGTTCTGATGGACTACGCGGCGTTAACATCAGCGATAGAAGATTACACAGACAATACGGAAGCCACTTTCGTAGCTAATATTCCTTTGTTTATTCGGAATACAGAAGAACGTATTCTAAAGAGTATCCAACTGGATTTGTTTCGTAGGAACGCCAGCGCTACAATGTCTAAAGGCGGGCAGTATTTGTCCTCCCCTACGGACTTCCTAGCTCCGTTTTCCTTGAGTTTTAACGTAAATGGCGAGAAAGTCTTTGTAGAGTTTAAAGACGTTTCATTCTGCCAGTCGTTTGCCCCAGACCCCTCTATCGAGGGGGTGCCTCAATACTACGCACAGTTTGATGTAAACAACATGGTTTTGGCACCTACCCCTAATGCAAATTATGACTGCGAGCTTCATTATTTGTATCGCCCTGCGAGTATTACTGCTGGTGCAACTACAGGCACTACGTGGTTAAGTAATAACGCTGAGCTAGCGTTGTTGTATGGAAGCCTCGTTGAGGCCTATATATTTATGAAGGGTGAACAGGACGTAATGGCCATGTATAACGATAAGTTTGCAGAAGCTATGGTTGGTTTGAGAATGCTTGGTGAGGCTAAAGAGCCTACTCAAGATTACAGGGTTGGCCGCGTTGTGCGGGCAAAGCAATAATTGTTGCAGATTTGGCAAAATCTGCTAGTTTGCGTTAACGGGTCAAGGAGAATTTAGCATGTCTTTTAACGGTAATTTCATGTGCACGTCGTTTAAGTCGGAACTCTTAAAAGGGATTCACGACTTTACCCCCTCAACGGGTAGCACTTTTAAACTTGCGCTATATTCGAACGCTGGCGCTGCGTTTGACGCAAGCACTACGACTTACAGAACCGCCAACGAGGTTGGAAATTCAGGAAGTTATAGCGCGGGCGGTGGTACACTTACCACAACGGCTACTTTCCCAAAAGCCGACGGCACAACGGGTATAGTTGATTTTGTAAACCTTGAATTTACAGTTGCAACGATAACAGCTCGAGGCGCGGTGATTTATAACAGTTCAGCGGCGGGCAATCCTGCGGTAGCAGTTCTGGATTTTGGCTCCGATAAAACTTCTACTACCGGTACCTTTACTATCCAGTTCCCGACAGGTGATGCATCGAACGCTATCATCCGCATTGCTTAAAATAGAGGGGTTGCCCTATGTCTCTAATTGTCGCTGATCGCGTACAAGAAACTACAAATTCTACGGGCACCGGGGCCTATACTCTGGGGGGCGCGGTTCCGGGCTTCCAAACATTTGCTTCCGAGGTATCTAACGCTGACACTGTCTATTACTCGGTAACGGATAACGTAGACTTTGAAGTTGGTTTAGGCACATACGCTAGTTCGGGGAACTTAATATCCCGAACGACTGTCTTTTCGTCTTCAAACTCTAATAACGCCGTAAGCTGGGGCGTCGGAACGAAGAACATCTTCCTGACCTACCCTGCGGATAAAGCAGTTATTGAGGACGTTAGCAACAATGTAACCATCGGCAACAACTTGGTAGTTGGTGGTACGGTTGATGGCGTAGATATACAGACCCTCAACACCACTGCCAATGCGGCACTACCTAAAGCTGGTGGTACGATGACGGGAGACCTCGTCCTCAACGCTGACCCAACCGCGGCACTACAATCCGCAACCAAGCAGTATGTTGACACAATCGCTGCGGCGGGCATTCACTATCATCAGGCTTGCCGAGCCGAAACTACCGCAAACCTCAACGCTACTTATAGCAATGGGTCGAGTGGAGTTGGTGCGACACTAACTAACGCAGGCACTCAAGCCGCTTTGGTTTTGGACTGTTTTACTCTTGTCGCGACTGATCGTGTTATGGTCCAAGACCAGACTAATACAGCGCATAATGGCGTCTACACTGTCACTACAGTAGGTTCTGGTAGTACAAACTGGGTACTCACCCGTGCCACAGACGCTGACTCTTACTCCCCAAGTGACCCAGACGCCTTGGGTGAAGGCGATGCGTTCTTCATTACTGAGGGCACGGTTCACGGTGGTGAGCTTGACGTGATGACCACATCAGGTGTTATTACTTTTGGTACAACAGGTATTGTCTTTGCGCAGGTCTCTGACGCCCCGATATATACTGCGGGTGCAGGCCTTTCGATCTCGGGCACTGAGTTCTCTTTAGTCACGCCGGTTACTTCAGCTACCGCACTGGCTACAGCCCGCACGATTGGTATGACAGGCGACGTCGTTTGGACTTCAGCGACGTTTGACGGTACGGGTAATGTCACAGGTGTAGCCACAATCCAGCCTAACTCCGTTGCTTTGGGCACGGACACTACGGGCAGCTATGTCGGTGCGGGCGCTACTTCAGGCACGGGTCTTTCTGGCTCGTTGTCTGGCGAAGGTGGGACTTTTACAGTTACATCCAACGCGACAAACGCTAACACAGCCTCTACCATTGTTGCCCGAGATGGCTCGGGTAACTTTAGCGCGGGCACAATTACGGGTGCTTTGAGTGGCAACGCCACCACTGCAACGTCTCTTGCTTCAGGGCGTACCATTGGTATGACAGGCGATGTTGTCTGGACTTCCGCCTCGTTTGACGGTTCTGGTAACGTCACTGGCACTGCTACGATACAAGCAAACTCTGTGGCCTTGGGCACCGACACTACTGGCAATTATGTCTCTTCCATCGCCAATGGCTCCTACCTTACTGGTGGGGGGTCTGCGTCTGAGAACAAAGCATATACCCTTGGCGTAGATGCTACCTCCGCTAACACAGCCTCTAAGGTCGTTGCTCGAGATTCCTCCAGTAACTTCTCTGCAGGTACAGTTACAGCGGCCCTAACGGGCAACGCCTCCACGGCTACCGCGCTACAAAATGCCCGTACTATTAACGGAGTATCATTTAATGGCACTGCTAACATTACTGTAGCTGATAGCACTAAGCTGCCCTTGGCTGGAGGTACTGTTAGTGGTAACTTGACTGTAAATGGTACTACTCTTAAAAGTAATAGTAATGTTCCTAGAAACTTTAAGCTTCAGCCTTCAGCTAGTAGCACGGACGTTGGCCTCTCTCATTATGCTGGTAACGGAAGCCATGGCTACCAACTATATTCAGATGGTACTAACTATGGTTTCTTAGATGCAAATTGGGGCAGCTGGGATCTTAAAAAAGTTAAAAACGGAGCGCTTTATGCCGATGAGGGTTCTGGCCAAAACCGTGTTTTCACCGATGGCTATCACCCTAATGCAGACGAAGCTGATACTGTTGATGGCCTCCACGCTGCAAGTTTCTTACGTAGTGATGCAGATGATAGCTTCTCTGGTGGGTTGGTGTCCACGTCTAGAGATGAGGGCATCTTTGGAACGTATAACAGCACCTTGACAGATCAGATATGGAGCATGGGTACTGCTTACAAAAACAATGCAAGCGGCGCTAACTTTGGTAATCTCTATGGCCTAGCCTACAAGCATACTAACAATACTACTGGTGGCACTATGGCTGGTGGGCATCAAGTGGTCTGGTGTACTAATGGCGTTCCAAAAGCCGCTATGGGTGAAAACGGTCTTTGGAGTAGTGGTAGTTTACAATTTAATAGTTCAGTTGACCAAAAAATAGTATTAGAAGGTTCATCAAACCCTTACATTCGCTGGCGAGAAGGTGCAGCTGATAAAGCGTATATCCAATGGAATACTGATGGTGCTCTATTGTTCCGCAATCAAGAAAGCGGAACCTTTAGATTTAGACCAAACAGCACTACTCAGGCAGTAAGTCTAAAATTAGAGGCTAGTGATGGGGATGCATATGGCGCTGTTTACGGTAATCACGCTAATGAGATTGGCTTTATAAATCAATCGGGCAGCTGGTCTTTAAAGGTTGATAATAGCGGTAATGTGACGCCCACAGGAACAGTAGATGGACGTGACGTTGCAGCAGACGGTACAAAGCTAGATACGATTGCCACCAACGCTAACAACTATAGCTTTCCTTATACTGTTTCTGTTAGCGCACTTAACGGCACAGTCGTTCAGCGGCATTCATCTGGCTATATTTATGCTAACTACTTCAATACGACACCTAATGATATTGCTACGGGTAGCATAACGAAAATTGTTGCTGAGAGTGGCAATGATGGTTTTATGCGCCATGCAAGTGCAGCTGCCGTTAGAAGTTTTATAAATGTTGCTGATGGTGCTAACAACTACAGCTTGCCAGCATCTCCATCTGTTACCAATTTAAATGTAGCTACTAGTATAATCCACACTGGTGACACCAACACAGGTATAAACTTTGCCACTGACCAAGTCAGTATAGCTGTAGGTGGAAGTACTGAGCTATATGTAAATACCACAGGCGTCCGTCTAGGCGACAGTGGCAATGGATACTTCCAGCCTGTCTCTGGCAGCTATGGCTCTATTCAGATTGATGGCGGTGCTCATAATGGCTGGGAAGGCTACAGCATTGGTGGTCGTGTTGTGTTTATGCACGACAACAGCAATACCTCAGGTATCTATAATGATATTGATAATGAATGGTATTTTTGGGGCACTCGTAATGGTGGAACCAGAATGTACTATAACGGGTCTACCAAGGTTGAAACGACTAGTGCAGGTGTAACAGTTACGGGTGACTTAAATAGCACCTCTGACATTCGCTACAAGAAGAATATTGAGGCCATTGATGGCGCTCTTGACAAGGTTAAGTCACTGAAGGGCGTGACCTTTGATTGGGATAACGATGCCTTCAAAGAAGGTGAACACACCAAAAAGCCTAACTTCACAGCGCGTGCTACAGGCGTAATCGCACAGGACGTTGAGAAAGTGTTACCAGAAGCAGTCTGTGAGAACGAAGATGGCATGAAGAATGTGGCATATGGCAACATGGTTGGCCTGCTGATTGAGGCAATCAAAGAACAACAAGCTCAGATTGACGAGCTTAAAGCACAACTTAACGGCTAATAGTTCAAGAGGAGAACGAAGATGGCTATACAGATAAGCGGTACATCCGTAATTAATAACAGTAGGCAATTGCAGAATATTGCGTCTATGGATGCCACGACAACTGCTACTATTGCGGCAGCGGGGGGTGTTAGCTCAACAGTAACGACTACGTCTTCTGTTGCGTCTGTAGAGTTTGCTACGCCTAACACAGATAAGAACTACCTTTTGGTTTGGGATAAGGTGACGCTGGGGGGGACCGCTGGATACATGCGCTGGTATTGGCAAGCCCCGGGCCAAACAAATTGGCGGGGGTGGGACTCGGGGTCAAGCATATATACAAAAGATGGTACTAACCTGATAACTAGCAGCAGCTCAAACATTGCGTATAACTCTACTCACTTCATAAGCGGAGACTATTATCAAGTTCAGTGTACTTGTTTGATAACGGGCGCAAATAGTGGTGCGACAGGTAACTATCCTATGATAGATTTTACTATGCACTATGTTAGTTCCAACAACGACGAACTTATACAAGTTAGGTCTACTTTTGTAACTAATCAAGGAGGACTTGAATTTGCTAAGATCAAAGTCGATCCTTATGGGCCTACTATATACAATGGCTCACGGTTTGTGATGTACGAAATTTAGGAGTAGTAAGATGGCGGAAGAAGAAGTAGTAACCTTGTTTTTTGACGGAGAAGTCGAAAGAGAGCCCACTGCGGAAGAAGCTGCGGAACAAGCGGAGCGCGATGCTGTGACTGCGGAGGAAATTAGACTGCAGATTATAGATGATACACGGATTGAACGTGATAGAAGGCTTACGACTGAAACTGACCCTATAATTACCAACCCTATAAGGTGGGACGTTCTCTCTGCTGAAAAGCAAGCCGAGTGGGAAGCGTATAGACTTGCCTTGTTAGCTGTACCGCAGCAAACCGGCTTTCCAACGAGTGTAACTTGGCCCACTAAACCTGAATAAGGACTTACAATGCTAGGCTTTGCTCCCTTTTCTGGTGCGGCCCTCGCCGATACGGGGAGCGGGGAGCTTATATTTGTCCCTACAGGGGTTGTGGGGTCAACCGCTATTGGTACGGTTACAGTTACCGGGGATCAGAATGGCCTAACGCTTGGGTCCGTAGCGGGGACCGCTCTAGTTAATCCCGATATCGTAGTGGTAGACGCGGGTGCGATAGGCACGTTTGCTATAGATCAGTTGAACAGTTTTGTCGGTTCAATAACTGCCTCTGCTGACGCAAGTTTCGCAGTTACAGGGGTTTCCGCTACGTCTGCGGTCGGATCAACTACGGTAGTGGGCACTGCCGATATAGCGGTGACATCACCACAGCTGTCTGGCGTTCTTGGTTCTCCAACAGTAAAAGGCGACGCTGTTTTTGCTATTACTGGCGTTGCGGCTACAGGCGCTGTGGACGAGGTCACAATATTTGCCACAGAGAATGTCGTTGTATCGGTAACTAATGTTGCAGCGTCGGGTGCGATAGGCACGTCTAGTATTGTGGGCACGGCCAACGTCTTCCCCGATGGAGTCCAGAGTACGGGCGAAATTGGAAGCCCGACGATTACAGGGACCGCCACGGTCAGTGTAGCAGGTGTATCTGGCACGGCGGTAGTAAACGCCGACTTCGTTGTGGTAGACGGGGGCGCTGGCGTAGATGCAACTGGAGTTTCTGCTGCAGGTAGTGTAGGGTCGGTAGTAACAACAGGGACAGCGGTAGTTGTACCCACAGGTGTGGTAGCTCAGGGTAATATAGGAGTTGCTGTTGTCTGGGGGCCAATTATACCAAATACCGGGAACACTTGGACGGGTGTAAATCCTAATCCCGGGGACACTTGGACGGATGTAAATCCTACTCCAAGCACGGTTTGGACGAAGGTAGCAGCATGAGGATGACCAATGCCTAGCACATATACAGACAACGGCGGGATAGAACTACCTGCTAGTGGTGAACAGTCCGCTACATGGGGTAACACCGTAAATACCAATATGGAGATTCTAGATCGTATTACTAACGGTGTAGGACAGTTAGGGCTTTCGGGTTCTAGTAGCACACTTACCATTTCAGACGGTCAGGTTTCGACAGGGCATTTTAAAGTACTGGAGTTGTCTGGTAGCCCTACTAACGGGCATGTTCTTACAGTCGAGCCGGACAACGCTGAACATGTGTACATTATGCGGAATAACACCTCAGTAACGGTGCAGATTAATCAAGGAGCCTCTGGCGGTTCCCGGGTTAATATCCCGGGGAATACTACTAAAATTGTATCCTGCGCAGGTGACGGTTCAACTTCGAATGTTAGTGACATTACCGGAAATTTAAGTCTGGGTTCTTTGATATTAGGTGGCACCATAGTCACTGCTTCGGCGGCAGAGTTAAATGTTCTTGACAACATGACCTCGTCCACGGCGGAGTTGAATGTGTTGACAAGCATGACTTCGACTACTGCGGAGTTAAATGTTCTTGATGGTATCCCTGCTACACTAACGGCTACAGAGCTTGGATATGTAGATGGTGTTACATCCGCTATTCAAACGCAGCTCGATACTAAAGCGCCTTCCGCAAGCCCCACGCTTACTACCCCCACGCTGGGGTCGGCCATTACAATTACGGGTGGTACTCAAAGCTGGGTTGCTACAGCTTCCGGTGTAAATTTAACTTTTTCTTATAACGGCACAAATGTCATGCGGATAGACGGGTCAGGGAATCTGACTGTTACGGGTAACGTGTCCAGTGCCGGAACTATTGCATAAGAATGCCGTCGGAGGTTTATGATGCCACTACAAAAGCTCCAGTTTCGCCCGGGTATCGTGCGAGATGCTACGGATTACACCAACGAAGGCGGATGGCGTGACGGCGACAAAATAAGATTTCGTTTGGGTATGCCGGAGACAATCGGCGGATGGACTAAACTCACGTCTTCCCCGATGCTTGGAACGTGCCGTGATCTCCACCCTTGGACAAATTTAATAGGGACTAGACTTGTAGGTGCGGGAACTAATCAAAAGCTCTACGTTTTAGATGGTGCCCAACCTATAGACATTACGCCCATTCGTCGCTCTGTCACGCTCGGAGCAAATCCTATTGTAACAGTAAATGTAGGAAATCCTTCAGGCAATGGGTATATAAAGATTACTGATTCGAGTAACGAAGTTTTTCTTGGGGATTATGTGACGTTATCTGGAGCCACTGCCGTAGGCGGTATAACAGCGGCCCAAATAAACAAAGAACATCAAGTTGTTGAGGTCGTAGACGCTAATAAATACATTGTAGATACTGGTGGGACCGCCACGTCTCTTGCAACAGGTGGTGGGGCTTCTGTAGCTGCGGCGTATCAGATCAACACTGGGCTAGACTCCGCCGCTGTAGGTAGCGGTTGGGGCGCGGGTGTTTGGGGGCGTGGGGCTTGGAACTCTGCAGCTTCCGTCACTATCCCGGGGGCTAATCTCCGACTTTGGTCTATGGATAATTTTGGTGAAGACCTTTTGGCAAACCCCCGTGGTGGGGGCATTTACTACTGGGACACCTCTGCGGGGACATCCTCGCGCGCTGTAAACATTACTAGTATAAGTGGTAATGCCCAGCCCCAAGCGGCTAATATCGTGCTGGTTTCCGAACGAGATCGGCATGTTATCGCTTTTGGTTGCGATCCTGAAGCAGACCCGGGCGTCCTAGACCCGCTAACTATACGGTTTTCGGATCAAGAGAGTTTTACTGATTGGGCGGCGACAGCAACAAACACCGCCGGAGAACTACGTATCGGGACTGGCTCTGAGATTGTCGCTGCAGTGCAGACAAAACAACAGGTCGTCGTATTTACTGATAGATCAGTTAGTGCCATGCAATTTATAGGGGCACCGTTTATCTTTGGTCTAAGTGAGGTATCGACCAACACTTCGATATTGAGTCAGAACGCTGCTGTAGCCGTCGGAGATGCCGTTTACTGGATGGGCAACGATGTATTCTATCGCTACGATGGTAACGTAAGCCTTATACCGTGCCCTGTAGAAGAATACGTCTTTAATAATGTAAACACTTCTCAGATTAGTAAGGTCACGGCGGGCAGCAACACTGAATTTAACGAAGTTTGGTGGTTCTATCCCTCCGCATCTAGTCAAAATAACGACCGCTACGTTGTATATAACTACGCCGAAAAGATATGGTTTTATGGCACTATTGACCGCACCGCTTGGGATCAGGGTGGCGTTTCTGGTTTGCCTATCGCTGCATCTCCTGACGGCAACATTTACTTCCATGAAACTGGATTTTCAGACGGAAGTACGAACCCTCCAAGCCCGCTTAACAGTTACATAGAGTCCAGTGGCGTTGATATCGGCGACGGAGAGCAATTCATGTCCGTTAAACGAGTTATACCTGATATAGGATTTAGAAACTCTACTGGCAATCCACTGGCCACGTTCACGCTAAATGCACGGACTTACCCCGGCAGTGGAACCACACAGACCCAAAGTGGGAGCGCCGTACGGACTGTATCTAGTCCGATAGCGCAGTATACTGAGCAGCTTGACGTTCGGATGCGGGGACGTGCGGTTTCTATAAAAGTTGAATCTAATCAAGTAAACACTCAGTGGAGACTTGGCACGACCCGCATCGACCTAAGACCCGACGGGAGAAGGTAATGTCAATAAGTAACGCTGTTGTACCGTTCTTTGCTCAAGCCCCAGCTGAGTATAGCCAAACCTATACGGCGCAGGTTACACGATCTTTTTCTGTGTACGCCCAGCAGATATCAAACCCCGGACCTGTAAGAGCGAATACACTTAATTTGACGGGGCTTTCTGTATTTGCGAACAACGCCGCAGCTCTTACTGGCGGACTTACCGTAAATGATGTATATAAAACTTCAACAGGTGAATTGAGGATAGTGATATGACTGATAAAGAGACTCCTGAGCGTAAAGATGTTTCCGTACCTATTACGCCCCCTGCCCCTATAGGTGGTAGTGTCTTCTAATGGCAATAGAAATGGACGCAATTTTGAACTTGGTATTCGCCGCAGTAATAAGCGGTTTGGGTTGGTGGATTAAATCCCAGCACGATGAGATAAGGCGCGTCACTATTCTGTTGAATAGAACTCGCGAGGAAATGGCTAAAGAGTATGTTACAAAGGCTGACAGCTCTGAAGTGCTATCGCAAATTATGAATAAGTTTGACCGCCTTGAAGAAAAAATAGACCGCTTGATGGAGCGGTAGGTCGCACCGCGAGGTATATGGACGTATGATTGATCCTGTTACAGCAGTCGGCCTCGCCACCAGCGCTTTCAATATTCTCAAGCAGGGTATTAGCGCTGGTAAGGACATTCAAGAAATGAGCGGTACTCTAGCTAAATGGGGTAGCGCTTTTAGTGACTTTCAATACGCAGAGGACAAGACAAAGAACCCTCCGTTTTACAAAATGATGAGCGATAATTCTGCCAACGCTATCGAAATCTTCGCCCAGAAAAAGAAAATGGAGGCGATGCGTAAGGAAATAAAAGACCATATATCATGGACTTACGGGCCAAGTGCTTGGAAAGAAGTCCTCGCCATTGAAGGCGAGATGCGAAGAATTAGGCGCGAACAGGCTTACAAGAAGCAAGAGGCAATCGACAACGCTATCAATTTTATTGTTGGTGCAGTTATATTTTTGATTGCTTCTGCTGGTGTTGTCACAGGCTTTTATTACTTAGGCAGATATCAGGGGAAATGGTAAATGTGGATATTGGTTTGGTTCCAAATAATGAATAACAACGTAACGCACTATGAGCTTGGTCAATTTGGGGACAGCAGTGCGTGCGCGCGTGCAAAAGATGAGGCAAGCGTTCTTATCACTAACTCCAATATAGTGACGTATTGCTTTGAGGTTATACCAGAATAAACGCGGGGATTACGTTGTATATGACAAAGCTGGAAAAGTTGTTATAATAACGCACCACAAGAGGTACGCGATTGCGTACGCAAGGAGTATAGAAGATGGCGGCAAAGAAACTTGAAGACCAATCGAAGTACGATGCTTACGATATGGATGGCGACGGCGTTGTATCTGATGCCGAGATGACGAAGGCCAAAGAAATCAGAGAGACTGAGGATGCACTGCGCAAACACCTAGCCCAACTGCGCATGGCCCGTTGGACACTGGTAGGTATGGGCGTCTTTACGGCTACAATGTTCTTTATACCTCTGGACCGTGTTACGGCACTGAGCGATATCTCCAACTTGTTCTACATTTCAGGTGCAGGGATCGTCGGTGCCTTCATGGGCGCAACAGCATGGATGGGTAGAAAATGAGTATATTCACCGCCGCACTGGGACCAATAGCCAACCTCGCAGGCTCGTGGCTGCAGGGTAAAGCTGACAAGAACGCCGCTAGTGCAGAGTTAAAGTTGACTGAGGCTAAGGCCAAAGCACAGATACTTCTTTCTGAGAAGACTAGCGTTGCCGATTGGGAACGCATCATGGCAGAAGGCGCAAAGTCAAGCTGGAAAGACGAGTGGTTCGTAATTGTTTTGTCTATCCCATTGATTTTATGTTGGATTCCCGGTGCAGAAGGTTGGGTTGATCGTGGCTTTGAGCAGCTCAACAAAGCGCCGGATTGGTATTTTTACAGCCTTGGAATTGCAATTTCAGCGAGTTTCGGTGTTCGGGGCGCGCAGGCTTTATTCAAGCGGAAGTGATGGAAGGAGACATGAAATGAGCGAGGCAATGAAAGTGCTTCAAGGGCGGGTTGGCGTTACTGCTGATGGGAGTTTTGGGCCGAACACAGCTCGTGCCATCACAAAGCATTTTAACTTGCCTCCTGAACGAGGCGCGCACCTGCTTGGGCAGGCTCATCACGAAAGCGGCGGCTTTAAGCGCACGACTGAGGGTCTGTATTACTCAACCCCTGAGCGCATTCAAGCTGTTTGGCCCTCGCGCTTTCCAACGGTTGACGACGCAAAGCCGTATGCCAAAAACCCGCAAGGTCTCGCAAACAAAGTTTACAATGGTCGAATGGGGAATTCAGAGGGATCAAATGACGGGTTTGTATTTTCTGGAAAAGGCTTCCTTCAACTCACAGGCAAGTCAAATGTCCGCGCGTTTGCAAACGATATGGACTTACCAGAAGTGTTAGATGACCCCGATTTACTAGCTAATAAGTATGCGTTTGAAACTGCGCTATGGTTTTTTCATAAGAACGGGCTATTCGCTATTGCGGATGACGGTGTAAACGCCGAGACCATTAAACGGATCACGCGCAAGGTGAACGGCGGGTATCACGGGTTAGACGATCGCGTGGAGCAGACTAAGAAAATACATGGGTGGCTAACGTAGGATGCCGATACGCCCCATAGAACCTAAAGACGTACCGGGGGTTATCGACCTCGGGTTCTGGATGCACCAAGAGAGTGTATATCGGCATTTTAACTACGACCCAAGTAAATGCGGTCGAATGGTCCACCACTTCATATCTAACCCCGACACGTACTTTGCCTATGTTGGAACTCATAACGGCACTCTTAATAGTGTACTTCTTGGGTCTATCGGTGAGCATTATTTCGGTACGGACTTGATAGCCTCCGACACACTGTGGTATGTCTCTCCACAAAGCAGAGGTTCTCGAGTAGGCCTACAGCTGTTACGAGCCTTTGAAAAGTGGGCGAAAGAGCGTAGCGCTGCGGAAGTTTACATGGGTATTTCTAGTGGTTTGAGCGCCGATAAGACTGGAGCCATGCTACAAAAGCTAGGGTACGATGTTGTGGGTGGAAATTATAAGCAACGTGTAGTACAATAGTTTAACCAGTTAATGAAAAGGGTCTTCATATGTGTGGTGGCGGTGTAGGATCAGCAAACGATTCCAGCAATGATGACGAAAAAGGCTCTGGCAACAGCTTTAAAGAGACACTTGCGAACATCTTCACCCCGGGTGACGGCATGTCTTACGTGGACGGTCAGCTGACCGAGGACAGCGATAGCCGTGACAAGAAGTTTTATGATTATAGCGCCGGTAACAACAATGACGATGGTCCCGGTTACGCCAACATCATGGTGGACGGGAAGCAGCGAAAAATCCGTAGAGATGCTAACGATGCGTATAAACAGAAGTACGCTTCTGCTCTTTTTGGTGCCGCTACCGGTGGGCTTCCCGGTCTTATTGGCGGGCTAGTTACAAACAAGATTACGCAGGGGGCTACGGGTCAAGCCGGTTTAAATATTGCGGACACTGTAGGGGACGCGGTTAGCGGCCTTAGAGGTTTACTCAGAGGACCGGATTTTGAGGCTGGCTCGGCAGAAGAAGCGGCGTATCGCAAAACACAGGCAGAGCGCCGTGATGCGGCGATGGAGTCGATGATGGCCAGCGACAACAACGATATCCCTGCGGCTACAGTACCTTTAACACCTACGGCCCTTGGGGATACTACTGGGCTTCCGGCATCGACAGTGGACATGAGTGGAGCGGCAGCGGAAGGAGCTTTTCAGCCTGTCCCTAATCCTGACTATGATCCTAACGATCCGATGTCTCCGCGCTTCCTAGTTAATCCAACCTATGAGCAACTGCTGGCCTATAAACAGAGTCAAGCTACAGGTATGGCTATGGGCGGCATGCTAGATCGTCGCCAGATATCACCAGCGTATATGTCGAGCATGATGATGACGCCATCACAACAGTCTGGTAGTACTCCGCCACTAGAGTTGTACCGTAGCTACATAGAGAAAAAGTACGGCGACCCGACCTTTGACCGGAAAAGAGATACTTTTCTGAATGAAGTCCACCAAAAAGAAAAAGCCACTTTTGGGGGTACGGATTTTGGGCTTACCTCACAACCAAGTTTTGACTTCTTTAAAAACAGAACACAGCCTATGCTAGAAACTGGGTACACATCCGCGGAAGACGCTTTGGCGCGATCAGGCGCGGGGGAAAAGTCCATACTGCTTCCCGGTATGGGTGTTCCCGGGCAGGGTTACATTGGGTCAAGCACCCGAGATTTGTTATCGTTTGGCCCGAGTCTTGCGGCCCCCGCCATGGGCTATGCCGAAGGCGGCGAAGTAACGGGCGATAACGAGAAAACTATGATCGCCGATGCGGTCAGTGCAGTAAAAGGTGAGAAGTCTCAAGAGGAATCAGCGGTTGTATTGGGGCAGTTTTTAGCGGCTTATGGTGAAGACGCGCTACGAGATTTAGTAGACAAGGTGCAGTCTGGTGAGCTGGATGATACAGTAGAGCGTTTCGCTAACGGTGAAGCGGGGGAAGTCAACGGACCGGGCGATGGTTCCGGCGTGGATGACAAAGTTCCTGCATCCCTTGAAGGTCAGCAAGATGTATTACTTGCCGATGGAGAGTTTGTACTGCGCAAGAAGACCGCAGACGCACTGGAAAAGAAGTATGGAGGCGGGTTCCTCGATGCTATAAACGAAGCCGAAAACGATGCACCGCGCACTATGCGTGAGTACATGGCAAAGAAAGCGTAAGGAGCTAATTATGTGTGGCGGTGGTGGTACAACATATAATACAACAACGACTAACAGCGCTGCTCAGGCAGATTTGCCAGAGTGGGCCAAGCCGTATTTTGAACGGAACCTTGCAAAGGCAGAGGCAGAGTTTAACAAGCCCTACGAAGCCTACACAGGCGAGCGCATTGCAGGCACCGACCCTAACGTAACAGCCGCACGGAATAACATGCTCGGCATAGCTGATACTGGTATTCCGGGGTTAGGCGCAGCAACGGATTACGCCAAGGCAGGCATGGATCGCGCTACTGCGCTTGGGCAGTATGGTGGCGGTGACTTCTCTGAGTTTGGGTACTCCGACCCCGCAATGTTCACTGGTGAAAATGTTTCTCAGTACATGTCTCCGTATCAACAGCTGGTTACGGACCAACAAAAAGAAGCAGCGGTCACAGACTTCAATCGTTTGCAAGGTGCTCGAGATGCGAAAGCAGTGCAAGCCGGTGCGTTCGGCGGTTCTCGCCAAGCAGTGCAGCAGGGTCTTGCAGAAGAAGGGTTGTTGGGTCAACTGGCGAATATCCAAGCCAAAGGCTCTCAGAGTGCATTTGACGCCGCCGCAAAGCAGTTCGGTGCCGATAGAGCTGCACAGATGACTACAGAGCAGCGGCGCGCAGCTGAACTTGGACGAGTAGAGACAGGTGTTGAGGCCTCGAATCAGTTTGGCACAAACGCAGGTCTCGCAGCACTTAAAACTGGCCAAGGGATCGCAGGCGACCTTACTCGGCTCGGCGAGCTTGACCGTCAGACAGATATCCAGAACGAACAACTACGCGAAGGTGTGGGTAAAGATATACAAACGGAAGGCCAAGCGGGCCTAGACTTAGAGTACGCTAACTTCCTTGAACAGCAAGGTTACACTCGTGAGCAGATCGGCAACATGACCGGCATCCTTTCAGGTCAGCCTATCGCTGCAACAGGCACAACTACATCTTCAGGCACAACTACTAGTCCGCAACAAAACCCTAGCACACTTTCGCAGGTGACTGGCGCGGGCCTCTCTGGATTATCTCTGTATAAGGCGTTCCAATAATGCTTAATATGATCGACACTCAAGACAAGCTCAAAAACTTTTCTGAGCAGCAGCTTATCCAAGAGATGCAGCAGCCTTCCGGGTCTGCACCGCAGTTCATGGTTTTGGGTGAGATCGAGCGCCGCAAGCGTATGCGCGCAGATACGCAGAAACAACAAGGGTTAATGCAGCCGACTGTAGCGCAAGAAGCTGTGTCGGCAGCGGGTGTACCACAGCAGGGCATCGCACAAGTTGCAAAGTCTCTCGCGCCGAAGACTGACATGACACAGAACACCGGAGTGCCTAACGCTCAAGCCGCGAGTCTACCTGCACAGCCGAATCAGCCACAACGTATGGCCGACGGTGGTGTTGTGCGGATGGCTGAAGCGGGAGGACTATCGGGTGGTACTATCAGTGCTATTGCAAGTTTAAAAGTAAACCGCCCTGACGTTTACGAAGAATATAAAGACGACCCAGAAATGCTGGCAATGGCCGCAGAATACTTCTCCTTCCCTGCCACTGACTCGGAAAGGACTGGGCTAGAGTCCTTAGAGGCTCCATATGTAGACCCTTACGGACCTCAAGGGTTGGCGCAGCGCACCTCAGCGGCGGAAGTAGGAAATCAGGCCCGTATGGCATCTGAAGCTGCACAGCAAAGAGAAATCGACCGCATGTTGGGTATCAACGCTCCTTTAGGTAGTGGACGACGCGGTGCACCACTAGACGCGGCAGCTCGTCGCCGTATATCTGAAGAAGACATGGCTATGGCTGTGCCTGTACCTAGAGATGATTTCCGCTCGTTCCCTGTAGCTACTGTTGATATGCCGACACAATCGGGGATGCCGTTTGTACTTTCTGAATCTAGTGGGGTGTCTCGGGACGGCAGGACAGACGCAGAAATCTTGGCTGAAGCCCAAGCGGCTATAAAACGGTATTCTACAGGCGCAGAGCGCGATCCTGCGGGTAATCTGCTCCCCGTTGCTCCCGAACAGCCGTTCGACTACGGCGCACGGCGCGATGCCGCGGGCAACCTAATTACCCTTGCTCCCGGCTACGAGTTAACCGAGGCGATTGCGCAGCAGAAACGAGACGAAGAAGACGAATTCTTTTTTAATGCTGGGATGTTCGATAGGACTGCCCCAGAAAATGTAGCCGCGCAGCCTCGCGGATCGGAGTTGTCAGCGATATCCGCTGCAGAGGATTTACGTCAGCGTATTGCTCAAGAAGACGCAGCGATGGCGGTTCCTATCCCACAGAGCAGTGACGTAACGGTCCCAAGAAGACCCCAAGCCGAAGGCATCGCATCCTTTGGCGTGTTTGATCCTCTTGTAGACAGGCTTAAAGAGATTCGTTCCGAGGACGCTGCAAGAAACGCAGCGGCTAAAGCGGGCGATTTAAGTGCCTATTTTAGTGTAGGCTCGAAGCCCCAAACCCCGACAGGTACAGGGGAAACTTCTACAGCCGCTGACGTAACAGACACTAGGTTTAACAACGTACCCACACCCGGTGTTCGACCGAGCGAGACCCCAAGGCTTTCAGAGTTAAACGGCAGGCCGTCCAGTGTTTCTGAACTATACGTCCCCGACTTAAACCCGGTAGCTGCAGCGGCGCAAACGGCGACAGCGCCAAAATATACTGCACAAGACTACGGGCTTTTGCCTATAGGTTCAGTCTCTACTCCAGAAGAAAAAATAGAGGCAGAAATTGCAAGTCTTAACGCGCAGATCGCCTCTTCTGATGACGAAGTTCTGGTTGATCTTTTAAGCCGCCGCAAAAATGGGTTAGTTAGGCAACTACAAATTGCAGAGGCTCAAACTGATACCGGAGAGTACTTATCTGATATCCCTGCAACGGTGGATCGCGCAATTCAGCAGTATGTTGCTCCCGGTTTAGGGCTTACAAACCCTCAAGAAGCAGCGGCTAGGATTAACGCTATCGACGCTGACAGAGGCGCTGCTACTGCCGCAGAAAGAGCACGAGAGGCAAAAATAAGAGCTATTGTAGGTGGCGCAACGACGGTACCTAGCCCCGAAGGTATAGCCGCTATCAATAGTGCTGCCGAGGCTGCAGAGGACGTAAAGCCTGCAGAGGACGTAAAGCCTGCAGAGGGCGTAAAGCCTGCAGAGGACGTAAAGCCTGCAGCGAAGAAAGAAATAGCCGCCGCCTTAAAAACCGTTACTGATCCAGCTGCTATGCCCCCTGCAATAAAATCAGGCACTGGCGGCACTGGCACTGGCACTGGCACTGGCAAGAAGAGCGGTATTGCGGCTGAGAAGAGCAAGATGGACCAAGACAAGTGGTTGGCTCTGGCACAAGCTGGCTTTACGCTGATAAGCACTGGTGATTTCGGCAAAGCAGGATCAGCGGGCCTAGCGGCGTACCGAGAGGCCCAAAAAGGTGCTCGTGAAGAGCGTAAGCTGGATGCTGAACTACTGCTTAGACAGGCACAGATGGCTAAAGCCGGTCGTGGACCTGCAGCGAAACCCATACCTGCAGGGTACCTTACAAGTTTGCAAAAGGATAAAGAAGACATACAATCGAAGTTGGCAGGGCTTAGACCTCCAGTACCAGCCGGAAAGATTTACGGCGCTGCCCAAGACCCCGATGCGGCGGTACGTACACGGCTCCAAAATGAGTTGGATGTAGTTAACGCGCGGATAAATCGAATGTATAGTCAATATGGTCTTGGTGCTTCTGTTCCTAATGCCGCGAGCCGCAAGGTAATCTAATTTACAAGAAGGTGATCCATGGGCGTTTATCAATACGACGATCCTAAAACCGGGCAAGGATATGACCTGCGTATTGTTGGAGACGTTCCAACAGAGGAAGAGTTTGCTAGACTGGCGGGCCAAATCCGGCAGGATAGAACCGCGTTTCTTGAAGATTACGAAGCGCGGTATGGTACCGAGATAGAATTTGACGATGGCACTGCTCTTGGTCGTGGTTTTGATCGTGGTACGCAGCAAATCAAGCAAGCTGTTGGTGAAACAGTCGGCACTCTTGGGGAGCAGACTGGTCTTGGGTTCCTTGCGAATTATGGTCAAGGTGTAGAAGAACGCGCCGGGCAAGAGCTAGGGCGCTTATCTTTAACCCAACCTGAACGCATGCAGTCTACTGACGTCGATAGTATTGGCTCGGCGTTGACTTACGCGGGTGAACTTGTTGGTGAGCAAATACCACAACTCGGTTTGGGTCTCGGCGCTGCTGTCGCTGCTCCTGTTCTAGCTGGTGCTACAGGTGTGGCCGCTCCGTTCCTTATCGGTGCTGGCGCTGCCGGTGTTGTAACTGCGCCGATCCTGTTTGGTAACAACATCCAACGGCAGGAAGACGAAGTCGCAGCGGGCAAAAAAGATCGAGTTGATGTGAGCGATGCGCTCGTCGCTACTTTCGGCCAAGCGGCACTCGAAGGTGTAGCTGACAAGTTGTTGCTAGGTGGTGTTCTTAAACCCATCGGCAAGTCCATATTTACCCGCACAATATCCCGTGCCGGTGGCGGTGCTACTTCTGAAGGACTAACCGAAGTCGGTCAGCAAATGCTGGAGCGGTCACAAGCTGGCCTGCCTATCGACAGCGAAGAAGCTATTGCGGAATATCGTGAAGCTGCCATTGCAGGTGGTCTGATCGGTGGCGGTACACGCTCTACTATTGGCGCATTTGGCGACAAGCCTGCGGATGTTACGCCCACTACTACGAAAACGA